CTTAGATTTATGGTTTGGCATTGAGCGTGAGAAAGACTTAAAAGGTGATGAATTTTATACAAACATAGGTCACTTTTTTGCTACAGATAAATTAATGTGTGATTGGTTTAATAAAAATACAAGTGTTAAAGGACATTTTTTGCCTGCTGGAGTTTATGATAAAGAATGTTATATACATTCAGATTACGATCCGTATAACTTTGAACATGACATAATTTTTGTTGGAAGTAGAAGATATCATCATGAACATAAGTATCGTCCAGAACTAATAGATTTTTTAAAAGAAAAATATGGTAAAAGATTTTTACATGTTGGTGGAGATGGAGACACTGGAACAGTTCGTGGTGATGCACTTAATCGTATGTACGCAAAAAGCAAGGTAGCCATAGGAGACAGCCTAAATATAAACTTTAACTATCCATACTACACAAGTGATAGATTATTTGAAAGTACTGGTCGTGGTGGATTTACAATCTACCCTCGCATTAAAGGTCTTGAAAACTATTTTGAAGACGGTAAAGAAATTATATTTTATGAACATGGCAATCTTGAAGATCTTAAAGAAAAAATAAATTATTATATATCAGATGGATTAACCAGGGAAAAAATAAGATTGGCTGGTCATGAGCGAACTAAAAAAGAACATACTTATATTCATAGATGGTCCACCATATTAGAAACCCTAAATATTAAATGACAGAAATGATTAAAACTAAATTAAATAATGAGTTTGAGATTGTATTGCCTAAGCATCGTGCTGACAGGCCTGAATGGTATACAGAAAAAGGTTGGGAAAAAAATAGATTACGATCAATGCACAAAAACCTTGGACCCAATGATGTAATTTATTATATTGGCGGAGAAGAAGGAGAGATGGTTGCTCTGTGTCAAATTTGGGGAGCAGAAGTTGTGGTGTTTGAGCCTAATCCAAAAGTTTGGTCACATTATCCTCTTATATGGGAAAGTAATAATCTTAACAAACCATTAGTTTGTATTCCTGGATTCGCTTCCAATCAGGATAATAATTTAACAAGAGTTTATAAAAATGAATGGCCGCCAGAAGTTAATAATGAAATTGAAGCAGCGCATGGTTTTAAAGAATTATATTTAGAGGGTAATAGTTATGGTCAAGTAAAAATAGATTCCTGCGTTTATGAATATAATATTAAGCCACCTACTGCAATTTCTTTAGATGTAGAAGGTAGTGAGGGACATGTATTAAGGGGTGCAGAAGCCGTTTTAAGGCAGTTTAAGCCAAAGATATGGCTATCTGGTCATCCAGAGTTCATGATGCAACAGTGGAATGAATACTTATATGATTTAAGATTCTGGCTGTGGGGGCTGGGATATAAAGAAACACTGCTTGATTATCAACATGAAGTACACTTGTTTTATGAATCAGCCTAAAGCATATATATTTTCATTAGATCCTCTTGATGCTGCTGATGGCAAATGGGATTATGGTTTATTAAAAGAATCTTTTGAAAGAAATAAAGTTCATCAGGTTGTTGTAAATAATATACCTAAAGATAATCGTGGCTTTGTTGTAATTCCTGGCCAAGGAAATGCAGGAAAAGAAGAATTAATAAATCAACAATTATCAAACCTTCAAAGAGCAGTGTTGTTTATAACTGGAGATGAGTGTGCTTTGTTTAATGTTGATGCTATTAAACATCCTAATATAAGTATTTGGATTCAATACCCGCATCAAAAACACGAAAAATATAACAAATTTTTTATAGGTGTTCCACAGCATTTAAAAAACAACTTGCCTGATTATCCTATTAAACAATACGACATATATTTTGGTGGTCAAATAACACATCAACGCAGACAAGAACTAGCCAAGGCAATGTCTACCGTAAAAAACGCTTTATATTGCCCTACAGAAGGGTTTGCACAAGGTGACTCACCACAGGAGTACTACAGAAAATTAGCCTCTGCCAGAGTTGCTCCTGCCCCCTCTGGAGCAGTGGTGATAGATTCCTTTAGATTTTTTGAGGCTATAGAAATGCTTACATTACCTATAGGAGATCGCAAAGATGCTCAGGGTAGAGAAACAAACTATTATGATTATGTGTATAAAAAAACAATACCAATAGAATTAACTGATGACTGGGAACAATTGCCTACAATTATGATAAACATTATGAATAATTATCCTGCTAATCTACATAGGGCTGTGGCTTGGTGGCTTAAATATAAAAGAGATTTTGCTAACAAAATTATGGATCATTACTATGCAAATTAAAGACATAACAATTGTAATGGCTACATCTGTGATTCCAGAACATCCTAGCACTACAATGATAGAACAAACTATTCATGATATCCGTATTCATTTTCCAGATAATGAAATTATTATGCAAATAGATGGGCTAAGAGAAGAACAAATAAATCGTAAAAAAGATTACGATGAATATAAAAATCGCATACTTTGGAAATGCTTACATGAATATAAAAATATTTTGCCTTTTGTTTTTGAAGAACATAGTCATCAAACCAACATGATGCGTGAAACAATTAATGAAATTAAAACATCTCTTTTACTTTATGTAGAGGGAGACGCACCATTAACTCCAGACAATCCAATTGATTGGCAAAAATGTTTAAATATGCTTGAGCATAAAAAGGCTAATACCATTCGTTTTCACTTTGAATCAAAAATTCCTAAGTCTCATCAACATCTTATGTTTGGTTTAGAAGATGATTTTATAATGACCTCTCAATGGAGTCAAAGACCACACCTAAGTATAAAAAAATATTATAAAGAAATAGTGCTTCCATCTTGCAAAGATAAATTTTTTATAGAAGATACTTTTCATGGAGTTGTTCAAGATGATATTCAGCCGTATAACGTGTTTAGTAAAGAAGGCTGGGAAAAACATAAACTCTGGATATATCATCCAGAAGGAGATATTAAAAGATCTTATCATTTGGATGGTCGCAAAGGCACCCGTAAATTTACCAAAGATGATCAAGCCTGGGGTTACAAAGAATGAGACTTGGAATAATAGCCAGATCAGACAATACTGGTCTTGGTAATCAAACTAGGGAACTAGTAAACATGCTTAATCCTAATAAAATTCTTTTAATTGACTCTACTAAATTTAATAAAAATAAACAACATCCAGAATGGTATCAGGGACACGATATTATAATGACTAATTTTGGATTTCCAAAGCGTGGAGAAATAAAACAATTTCTTGATGGCTTAGATATTGTTTTTTCTTGTGAGACATTTTATTCTTCTATGTTCGTTGACATGGCTAGAAACTTAAAAATAAAAACAGTGCTTCAATATAATTATGAATTTTTGGTAAATGTTCAAAACAAAGAAGAGTCTCTGCCAGATGTTTTTGTTGCCCCAAGTGTCTGGCAAATAGAAACAATGATAAAAATGTTTGGAGATGAGGTTAAAATTATTCATTTACCACCCCCTACAAGTGTTGATCTTTTTAAAATACCAAGAGATGAAAACCTGTCAAGATTTCATAGTAGGCTTTTACATGTTGGTGGAAAACAAGCGGCAAGAGATAGAAATGGAACAAATACTGTATTTGAAATGTTAAAATATTCTAAAGAAGATTACGAATTGGTTGTAACCTCACAAACAGAATTTGAAAATGAAGTGCTTGATTCCAGGGTTGTTTTATTAAAACAAAATATAAAAAATAGAGAAAATTTATATTTTGGTTTTGACGGAATGATATTGCCAAGAAGGTATGCTGGACTATGTTTACCAATGAATGAAGCCTTGATGAGTGCAATGCCTGTTTTTATGACAGACCTATCACCAAATAATAAAATTTTACCAGAGCGTTGGCTTGTTCCTGCAACTCAAACAGGTCAGTTTAAAGCAAAATCTATAATTGATGTTTACTCTGCAAACCCAAAACATTTAGCAGAACTTGTAGATAATTACATGAGAATGACTAGAAAAAAACAGTTAAAAATGAAAAATCAGGCTTTTGAAATTGCCAACAGTACATTTTCTGTAGAAGTTCTTAAAGATAAATATTTAAATTTATTTGAATCATTAATGTAAAAAGCGGGCCTATTTCTAAGCCCGCTTATTTTTACTGAGACTGTTTATTACTTTGCAGTCTTTTTCTTTCCCTTGGCTTTACTTAAAGCCTCTTCAACAACTTTTGCTGTTGGTAAACGACCAAATGCTGGATCGTTTGGATTAATTGCACGTGCTGCAACTGGAATAATTGCTCCAATTAGCGCTGCCCACAAATCTTTTGGATCTGTTACGCCTGCAACGTAAAGTGCTGATGCTGCACCAACTACTGAACGTGCATATGATGCAAGCATTGCCTTAAGTTCTTTTTGTGTCATTTTATCCTCCTAGGATGTGACTCTAACCAGTATAGCATAGCCAGACCAGCAAACATTGGCGAGGCTGGAACTGGCAATTTGAATGCAGCAAAAATAACACCACATCCAAAACCTGTAATAAGTGATAGTATTATTTGTTTCATAATTTATTTTTATTTAATAGGATTATCTATTGGAGTTGGAGCGGTAGCAAAAGTTCCACAATTGTTACACTCTATATCTAAATGATACATTCCTATTGTATAAGTCTCTGGATCAAATGAAACTAATGCTCTAAATAAAATATTTCCACAATTAGGACAGGTGCAAGTTGGAATTCCTCTAGCGTCTATCAAGAGTTTCCTCTGGTAAAAATTTTTTAAGTTCTGCAATTTCTTTGGATAATTTTTTAATTGTAAATTGAGTTAAAAAATTTTCTTTCTCTTCAGATTGATTATAATTTTTAATTTGAGGTTCTATTTCATTCATAAATTTTTTTATTCCATTTTGAACACTTTCTATGTATTCAAAAGCCCAATCACGAGAATCAGAAAGAAATTTAATAAAATTTTGAGTATGAATATCTTGATCAATGTTTAAGTTTTTAATGTTTGCATAATTTTCATATGCTTTT